TTGATTACCCAAATGGAGCCGAAGCAGCCGAAAAAGACGACAGGCCCGAGGATATTTACGCGGCGTTTGATATGCATCGGCACCACAATTGGGACTTTTCATTAACAACCACAAACATTAAAAAAGTCCATCCGGTACTGAAAGAAAACACGGAAATGGCCTATCGTCACGTCAACATGGCCGTGATTGGGATCAAGGGCAGATACAAGGAAATTACTCATGATAAAGAAAATAACGGCACCTCTGCTTCTAATCAAATATCAGTCAAAAATAAGAAAATACCCAGCTACATTTTTGAGTTATACGAATCGACTAAAACAGGGGAAGTTAGCGACTCGATTGCGGGAACAAGCATCTTTAAGGACCCTAAAATTGCAGGCATGTTATTGTTTGTGGTCGCTATATGGACTTATTTGCTTGTTTTTGCAGACGCACCTAACGCTGTTTCGATGGGTAAAAATAAGGACGTGGCCACGGCTGAAAAAGGCGCTCCATTGGCTACTGGTGAAAGTGCTGTTTCGGGTGTTAATTCTAATAGTGGTGATAAAGGTGATCGCGTTCAGCGTGCGGTGGTTGATGGCGATGGCGGCGGTTTAATGTTTGATGTGTCAGCTATGCCTTACTTAAGCCGTTTCGATGATATTTGGGTCACTGGGGCCGTGTTAAGCACTGGTCGTAATCAGTCCATTTATATGTTTGCGGGAACCATTAATCAGGCTGAGTATCATTTTAACAGTGATGACTTGGTCCTGATGGGATTTAAGGTGTTACGCAAAACGGCGTGTCTGGTTGATTTGGTTTATCAGGATCAAATCCAGTCTGTTTTTTGTGGGTTAAACAAGACTAAGGCCGCTTTTTACAGTACTAATTCTGCGCCCCAGGCTACGTCCGGGTTTGAGTAATTGGTACTGTTTAACGCACCTGGCGCGCGACCGGCAACTTAAAATTAGTACCAAAGTTAAATTCACTGGGTTTGTTTTGGTACTGATTTTAAAGTCCCTGGGGAAAATAAAAGCTAAAAATGGTACTAAAAAGCCTTTACATCGATCAGTTATTTGCTAAAATAGTACCATAACTTAATGAAACCAAGGAATTAAGATGCTGGTAAAAATTGATAATGACACTAAAGAGTTTTTGAATTTAATTAATGAATTAAAGTACCGCGCTGAGGTTGGTACGTCCAGCAAGGCGGCGTTATGGGCCATAACGAACTGTCAGGCTAATGAGCTTAGGGCTGACAATGCGGAGGCTAGGATTGAGGAGTTAGAGCAGGTTATTGCAGAAGTCAGTGATTTAATTGTTACGCGTGACAGCGCAAATGCTCGGTTGGAAAAGTTAATTAATGATACGCATAACGAAAAAAGTTGATGATTTATTGTTATTCGTAACGAAAATGCTTGTTTATTGTTACGCGTAACGATATAATGGTTACATCAACTAAGGAGATTCAAGAAATGATCACTACACGAAATGTCAGAAAGTTAGGTACTAACACGCTGGAAATTAAAGAGGGCTACAATAGGCTTGCGTTTATTCAGTGGAATCAAGACGCTGAAACGTTCCTGATTAAGCAGGAGGGGGATATTGATAATATTCAGTCTGGCGTGACATTAAAGTGTGATGGTTCGTTGGCTGGTCTTAAGCGTGCTGCTGTGGCATACATTAACGAAGATGATGATTTTAAAGTGAGCATCGAGCCTGAGCCTGTTGTTAAGGAAGAAATTCAGCTACAACTTGATAATATGCCTAAAAAGCGTGGTCGACCTTCTTCAGGTAATGCCATGTCTGGCGCTGAGAGGGCCAAAAAGGCACGTTTAAAGAAAAAGGAAACTGGTATCGTTCATGTTTCTAAGTCGCTAGAGAGTCTGGAAGGTGGGCGTTATAGGATGATGCTTGAGGCGGGGCTTGATTTGAATTCGATTGTCGCGTTGGCATATGCGGCGTTTGCCGATGTGAAATATCAAAATGATGACGGTATGTTTCTTGATCGTGAAGTTGAAGCTATCGGGCTTAAAGCGTTACTCGTAACTAAAAAGAAGAATGCGAACTAGTCTTTGCCGTCTTTGCGTAGCAAATACATTAACTTCTTTTTCCCCTTCCCTAATTAACTGGTTTTAGTCTTTAAAGGCTAACAGCGCACACTGTTTACTCTGATTAAGCACGATAGAGAAACGTTTGAATAAAGGAATATTTAAAATGATAGATAATTTTGTTGATTGGCTTTTTACGTTCGATTTGCTTTTTGGTCTGATAGTTTTGTGTGGTTCAGTGCTTGTTTTTCCGTTTTTTAGGTCGTTATTTCAGCGTGTGCGGGGAGGGTAGAAAGTGAAGCGTTTCTTTATTGATTTATTGGATTTGGTGAAATCGCCGTTTCACAGTCGGGCGGTCTTTAAGTTGGAATCGAGGTATTTTGTAAGACGTTATATTCAGAAGAAAAATACAGAAGATGACAAGAATTTAGAAAAAGATTAGTATCTAGAAAGATTTCGGGACTATCGACGTAAACCACCGATAGCCCCTTCAGAAACAATTTAACCAAGCTTTAAGTCTAGGAACCACCCTGGACAGCTATAAGGTCGTATTGCATGAGCAATGATAGCAAACTATTAAAAACAATAGCAAGCCCTCAAGAGAGGCTAGCGAGGAGCAACGGCACCGCAGCGCAGCCGTCGAAGACGGGCGCACTTGGTAATGCTACGGACTTACGCACCACCCCCCCTCTAAAATTGGTCAGGAATTTTCTCGATAAAGAGACTGGCGAACTGCTTGAAGTGCGCGCGCTCACTGAGTCCGAATCAATTTCACGAACTCGTCGTATTCGTTTCGAGCTTCATGAAATAGCGAAAAAAACCCTCTATTCTTACAGTGAAACGACTCGAAAAAACGTGAAAGGTTACGATATTCATCACCGTACTTGTAGTTGTACCGGATTCCGTTTGTCGACCACAACTGAGATTTTAAAATCAAAAACCAACGGCAAATATTTTTACGGCGGCCTGATGAATTGCGGCAATGGCCATACGTGCCCGATTTGCTCTGATAAGTTGGCAGAACGTAAGGCTAACGAAATGCGTGAAGGCTTTGATTTAGCAAAAGAAAAAGGGTTGAATATTCAGTTGCTGACGTTTACCGCGCCTCATTATGTTACTGATAAAATTGAAGTTTTGGTCGATAAAATGAATGCGGCTTTGCGCGAATTTTGGCGCAACAATGTAGCTACACGATTCAAGAAACGTTATGGCATTGTCGGCAACATTAGAACGCTTGAAGTTCGATACGGCGATAATGGTTGGCATCCGCATTTTCATATTATTGTTTTCAGTAAAAAACCGTTACCCGTAACGAAAAGAACCTTGGTTGGTCGTTTGCAAAAAAATCAAGATCCCGAATGGGACAGGATTCTTGAGCGCTGGCAGGGTCACTGCTTAAACGCGGGATTAAAAAAGCCAAATTTGTTTGGTATGGACTTACAAAATGGCTCTCAAGCCTCTGAATATATCAATAAATACGGTTCTGATGATGAAATTTTAGAGACTAAAACGGGTAAAAAAATCACATGGGACATGGCCGACGAAATGACCAAGGGAAATAAAAAAAATGGTCGATCTAAGTCGATCACGCCGTGGGAAATATTGTCGTTAATTGAGGAGGGCGAAACCAAAGAGATCAGGAAATTTAATTGGTTGTTATTTTTGCAATATGCCAGGGCAATGCATGGTAAGACAATGATTAAGTGGTCGCGTAACTTGCGAAAAGACTTAGGCATGGCAAACACTAAAGAATTGACCGACGCGGAAATCATCCAGCAAGAAGAAGACAAAGCCATTTTACAATGCTTGTTATTGCCCTACGAATGGAAAATTATTCAAGCTCGTAAGCAGCGCCCATTATTGCTCGATATCATAACCAACGGCGGCATTGATGCTGTTGCGCGGTATTGTTATGGCTTTGTTGATGATGATAATGGTCGTTATACCTTTGAACAATTTTATATTGATTTTCTGTCGCGTGGCGATGCTAATAACGATGATGATTTGGATGATCAAATCAATATGAACGGCAAAATTTATTATAAAAAACCTTGCACTCTAGGTTCTGAAAAAATTAATGCGGAGGCTGATCTTATGTTGTCGCAAAGTCGATTTTACCAGCCGAATTATGTCAATAAATATGAGCAAATGACAAAAAATGCAGGTGATTAGGTACTGATTTGCTGTTCCCTGGGCGACATCGATAACAAAAATAGGTACTGATTTTGAAACCTGGCGTTGCGCCGGCACGTCGAAATTGGTACTAAATGAGCAGATTTTATAACCTGCTCAATTTTATATCCCTATAACAACATCCTTTTTTTTAATCGTCTGTACGTAATATTTTTACTTTTCGCTAGTTTCAGTAAATCTTTTTTTAATTCCTTTCGAAGCTTCCGGCACATACTTTACTAATTCCCTTATAAGTTCACTGACAGTAACTTCCCTCTGAAGCTCTGCTGCAAGCACTCTCACGGCTTGCTCTATTATTTTTGCATCGTCCAATCTAGCTCTTAGCGTCTTGGTTTTAGACATTTTTCAAACCTTTTTATTATCTGGAGGTGTGATTTTATAGTATGCGTCACAATAAATAAATTGACACATTGTGTCAGGTGATTTACATTGCACTCAGTTTCAGTGTGTCACTGTTTCACTTAATCAAATCAAGGTGTAAAAAATGAAATTTCCAATGAATATATTGAGCTTGTCAGGGGGCAAAATCGAGGATGGTGGTCTTCTGTACGCCAGCGCTCAAATTCTTGATGATAATCAGGCAGACCAGATTACAGATGATCGCATTGATGTTGGTCAGAAGACGGCAAAAGTAAAAATTTCAACCGCGAACGAAAACCAAATTGTTAAAGCGTTGGCTAAAGCTGGCTTAATTCCTGGCATTGTGATTTGTGAGGTCGAAACCATTGTTAAGAAAAATGAAATGGTTATGAATATAGTCGGTTTTAGCGACAAAGCAGCGGTTTAATAGTTTCGGGGCATTTTATGGATTTTTTAATAGAAAACAACGCTTTAATTAAGACCATTTCGTTTTTTATGGTTGTTATTATTGTTGTTTTTGTTAATGCCTTAGCGGCCTTTCATTTTGCCAAGAAATCGAAACGCTCAAATAAAGTGAGCAAATTTTAATGGCGTTATGCGTAAAATTAAACTCCAAAGGGGTTTTAACGCAATCGTCAGAAACAATAGATTCGTGTACGGCTTATGTGCTTGTTACGCATAACGAATATGACGCGGGTTTATTATCAAATTCTTTCGATGCCGAAGCTTATGACTTGGCTTATGGGGCAGTGTTGCAAAGTCTAGTGATTGGCTTGGGCATCGGATGGATATTAGCAATCCTAACTAAACTTAAGAGATAATTATGAAAAAATTTAACGCAATGAAGAAATTTGGAAAGAAAATGGCTGTTGGTTCTGTGGCTATGGGTACGGCTATGTTTGCCTCGGTTGCCTCAGCGGTTGACACGGTTGCCGTAGGTGCGGCTATTACTTCGGCTGAATCTGACGCATTAACAACTGGTCAGTTTGTTATCGGTACGGTGGCGAGTTTGGTTGTTATCGGTTTAATCGTCGGCATTGTTAAAAAGATCTAGTGGCTGTTTTTCTCGGGGCTATGTCCGCCATGGCCCTAGTGATTGGAATAGCATCGGGTTTTTACATGCTTAGATAAGCGGCTTCGGTCGCTATTTTTTTATCTTTTTTTTGACGGTGGTCAAAATGCGTTATTTATTTTTAGGGTTGCTGTTGTTAGTTAGTGCCAATTCGTTTGCGGTTTCTTATGTTCAATCGCTGGGTGTGTCGGGTGAACCACCAAAACCATCTGGAACATGGACTCTTAGATGTTCGTTGATGGGGGATTTTATAGGGGCTGCTAGCGGTGAGGGTTCTTTGTCTCCCGAGGCTCAATATAACTATTGTACGGATAACATGCTGGACCAATGGATAGCTGCGTTTGCTGCTACGTTAGATTGTCGCATTGTCCAACTCAAGCAAGGTAACGAGTATTATTGTTTTTTTAATGGTGGCGGCTCTACAACCACGTATTACGGCTCAAATCCTTTTGATTATGTTGAAACCTCCGATGGTAAAAGCTGTCCGCCAACAGATTTTCCGCTTCTTACATACGGTGATGATTCCAATGGTGATGGTGAAGATGACCTATGTTACAACCCGTCTGATATTGATTTAGCTACAGCAACAAATAATTCTTGCCCGTGGGATGCGGTTGTTCCGTTTCCAGGTTCGGGTATCACACTGGGTTTAAATAATAATGCCTGTGTTGGTCCATCGGATGGCAGCGGGGCGGTGTGTCATATGACTAGCAACGGGCTAACTCTATCCCCCTCCGAGGGCTCATGCTATCAGCCAGATGCGCCACTCCCGCAAACAGACGGTAACTCGCCAATTAATGAGCCGTCACCTAATTCATGCTCTACGATGGGCGATGGCTCATTGGTCTGTGCTGCTGACCCTAATGATTACTGTGAAGGTAATATATGCACACCAAATTGCGGTTATGTAAATGGTGTTTTTTATTGTTTTGATACGGATGTCGATCAAAATGGAATTCCCGATTCAGACAGTGATGGCGATGGCATTATTGACCCTGATAAAAATCAAAACGGCCAGCCTGATATCGGCGAAACTTGCGATGATTTAGGTAACTGCACACCTAACCCTGAACCAGACCCAGACCCAGGCACCGACCCAGACCCAGGCACCGACCCAGACCCAGGCACCGACCCAGCGCCAGGAGTCGATTTATCCACGGTTGAAGACGAATTAAAGAAAATCAACAAAGCGCTACAGGTTGTTAAAGGCACTGCCGGAACCTTTGATATTGCGGCGGTAGAGGCTGAAATCGTAGCGGCCAAGACAGCGTTATCAACAGCTATCTCAACGATTAAGAGTGAGGCTGGTGCGCTGATTCCGTCCATTTCTTCGGGTACTGGCTCGTTTGCGGGGTGTTCTAACATTGCTAAGGTGGCTGGGGTTGTTCACACGGCTTGTTTAGATGAGTTTTCGGATGAAATGAGCGTGTTGGCCAATGCCATTTTATTTATGTTTGTGTGTCTCTCGGGCTTTATTATATTAAGGAGTCGTAACTAATGGAATTTTTAGACGGTATACAAGCAATTTACAGTTGGCTTACTGAAGGTATATATGATTTTGCGGTTCAGTTCATGAGTTACGTTATTGTGAAGTGGACGTTATTCCGCTTGAATATTCAGGCTGATTTAATTCAGTTTAGTTGGGATATTGCCAAGGATATTATTCTTGACCTTCAAATAAGCCAAAAAATTAACACTGCGTTGGTGGGATTACCCGTCGATGTCCGAAATAAGCTCGATTTTTTTAACGTAACATCGGGACTTAATTTAGTGCTGAACGCCTTAGTGACGCGCTTTGTGATGGGGTTCTTTACTAAATGAGCATAAAAATACATCACGGCCCTGGTGGCACCTATAAGACCTCTGGCGCCATTAAGGACGACATTTTAAAGGTAATTGAACAGGGGCGGACGCTGGTCACGAATGTGCGGGGTTTCAGCAAAGAAAAAGCCATTAAAGTTCTGGGCAAGGATAAGGTTCATCCCGATTGGGAAGTTATTTATATTGATACGGATTTGTCAGTTAATCGTCAGAAAATGGCTCGTTTTTTTCATTGGGCACCGAAAGGGGCTTACATCTGTATTGATGAAGTACAGCGCATCTGGAACCCCAAATTAACGGCTAAAGAAATGAAAGCCTTTGATTACCCAAATGGAGCCGAAGCAGCCGAAAAAGACGACAGGCCCGAGGATATTTACGCGGCGTTTGATATGCATCGGCACCACAATTGGGACTTTTCATTAACAACCACAAACATTAAAAAAGTCCATCCGGTACTGAAAG